GTTATATCTAATGTACCATTTGTTCCTGCTGTTAATACAACCGTATCACTGGCTGAACCAGTCATAGTTACAACCTTGCCATTTATGGCAACATCGTCTACAGTTAAAGCTGTTAAAGTACCTAATGAAGTTATATTCGTTTGTGCCGCTGTAGATAAAGTACCTGCAAAAGCACTAGTTGCCGTAATCGTTGTTCCTTGTATAGCACCTGTTGAAGTAATAGCACCAGAGCCAACCGTTCCTGCTAAAGTTACATTCGCACCACTAAAGGTTGCCGCAGTAGTTGTTCCTGATTTAATTATAAGATTACCAGATGAATTATCTAAACTTCCAAAAGTTGTTCCGGCATCTTTTAAGAATATTGTATCACCGGCAGCATCAAGTATAATATCACCAGATGAATCCAGTGTAATATCTGTTCCGTCATTTGTAATTGTATCTAGGGCAATGCTTCCAATATTTGTAATATTGGCATCACTCATATCAAAACTTCCCGTTACATCTAAATCTCCACCTATGGATAAGTTTCCTGCAACTGTTGCATTAGCACCACTAAAAGTTACTGCTGTAGTCGGAGTAGAACCAGATTTAATTAATAGTTCTCCTCCTGATTGTGTTAAGCTACCAAAAGTCGTTCCATCATCCTTCAATGTTACATCAGCACCGCCTACATCCAAAATGATATCTGCCGCAGCATCCACTGTTACATTATTGGATGTTGCAATAGTTAGATTTGTACCATCACCTTCAATCTTTTCACCATCATCACCGAATGTTACTCCAACTCCAGAAGGTATATTTACATCCGAAGTTGCCGTTAAATTAATATCAGCACCTGATGTTACTGTTAAATCTGTACTATTTCCTTCAATCTTTTCGCCTGTACCAAATGTTATTCCAACATCGGCAGGTATTACAACATCAGCCGTAGCTGTAAGTTTAATATTGTTTCCTGTAATGGTTAAATCTGTTCCGTCACCTTCTATTTTTTCCCCATCATTACCAAAGGTCATTCCAATATTGGCAGGAATGTTTATATCAGCACCAGAAGTTAAGTATAAATCTGTTCCGTCACCATAAATATATTCTCCACCTTCATCGTTAAAGTATAATCGTTTAGTACTATCTACAACTATATCATCAGCAAATTTAAAGTGGTCTTCATCTTCCATCCAATACATAACACCATCGGATGTTTCACCATCAAATGTTACTGTAATATCTGTTCCTGCAGTACCTGCACCAAATGTAAGTGTATTTCCAAGTAATTTGGTTACTGGCCCGCCTTCTGCGGTAGTTCCATCATGTGTGTGTCCTGTAGTAACGGCAAGTGCTGCTACTAATTGGTCAAACTCATCATTTAAATCTGATGCCTCAATGACACCGCCATCAACGATGCCGGCAGAACTTTGTCTTGTATAAGTTGCACCCATTTATCTTCTTCCTCCCGGTGTAAATTCAAATTCAAATCCTTTTAAAGCCCACGGAATATTACTACTTGTATCCGTTAATTTTAATGCTACGGCAAAACCCGAACCTTCTATTGTTTGTCTTGTAATTGGTAAATCTCCTTGTCCATAAGCTGCTGCTCCAAATAATCCTGTTCCATAAATTGCTCCACTTCCTGATGTTGAAAGTGTTACTAAGTCTGGTTGTGGTGTTTCTATATCATCATAATTATATTTAATATACATATTGGCACTAACAGCACCTTCCGGTTTCCAGTTTAAATTAACTCGTTGCATATTTTTTCTAACTCCGGGGTCACCCATAGTTAAATCCGGAGAACGATAAGTTGAATCTATATTAGAAGTTGTACTTGCTCTAGTCCAAACATTACCACTATCTTGTTTGTAAATATATCCATCATATCCACCATGTACTGTTGTTTCTATATTATTAATATAATCAGAATCACAACAAGAAATTTTTAATCCTTTTACATCAGCATATTCAAATCCCATCTGTTGTGTATTGGGATTTTGCTTTATGACAGCTATTAAACCTTTTTGTGAACCTTCTAATCCTGCACTTACAGGATAGAATAAACGATATTGTGATTTACCTCTAATAACTAGTGATGTTACATTATCATAAGTGATATCATTTATTCTATCTTGTACTTGTTTTGATACAGTACCTAATTCTACGTCACCAATTCTAGCTGTACCTGCAATTGTTCGTATACCATCTGCCGCTAAAAATATAATATCCCCACCTAATTCCTGTATAGAATGATGAGCTATTGTACCAACATTTTTTGCAACCTCGGCTAATGCAAAATTACTTGAACTTGTTCCTGTAATTTTATAAATTCGTCTTTGGCAAAATACAAATAATTCATCACGAAAGACTTTTAATCCTGTAACTATATCACCAACTTTAATACTACCGGCACCTGTATCAAAATCATCTTCTGTAAATGGCCCAGAAAATATAATACTATGTGTTGCATTAGACATTCCGGCGTAGAACATATGATTATTAAAAGACTTTACATACTTAGGTTCTGTTGGTGCTGTTCCACCTCCGGTAGCATTTATAATATCTTCTGTATAGCTAGTATTTAAAGTAAAAGCTGCCGCAGCCCCCGTAGCAATTATAATTTTACTTGTACCATCATAATTAAATTTATCAAAATCATAAGTATATGTGGTACCCTTACTTGTAGCTCGTGAAGTCCAAGAACCACTTGTTGTACCACTATAAACTGTACCTCCTCGACCTGCTATAATAATATCATTAAAAATAGCAGACATTAAAACACGCTCGTCTGAAGAAGAAACTTGTGTTACTATAGTTGAATTATACTTTGTTGTACCATTTAGTCGTCTATACCCGCCTTCAACACTAGGTTCAAAATTAGATAACTGTAATGCTTCTCCCGGATGCATCGCAAAAACATCTTTGTTTAAAGTTAAGCCACCGGCACAACTTACAACCATAGGCTTTTGTAATCCTGTATAAGGCATTAGAATACTCCTGAACCCACTCTACCCCCGTGATTAACTCTATGGTCTGTCATATAAGATGCTTTATTTACTGATTCTATTCTCATAATCTTTAAAGCTTCCTTGTATTCCCTGTCAGCTAATTGAGCAGACTGTAAATCTGAACGCAGTATATGGGCATAATATTTTGCTTTATTGATTATTATATCCTTATATCTATCATCTAAATCCATTGTATCGCCATGAGCCGATAAATCTGTATGTACTTTCCAGTACTCATATTGAATTGAATAGTTACTTTTATCAGGTATTGGAGTTAAACCAAATTTTTTATCTTGTGTTGGATAAACTATATCAGGCGTACCATAAGCAGATGAGTCATTGGCTAAATCTCTTTCGAGATACATTCTATTCCAATTATCATACGTTACATATCTTAATTTTTTTACTGGTATATCTTCTGATATACGAACATAATCCACATCTAAATTTGTTGTTGTTACAGTATTATTTAATGTTACGTATGTTGTTTGTGCCGTGGCGTCAAATGTTGTATCTAAAACTTTTCCTTCACCAAAATTTGTTACTTCTACAGTTGTATTTAAATTTGTTGTATCTTCAGCAGAAGTACCTACTTGAACTTTTAATGATGCCCCTACACTATTAGAATCAAAAACTCGTAATTGTAATCTATATGATTTATTTTTTACTGTTGAAAAGGATTGATAGATAGCATAATCATTTAATCTTGCTCTACCATTTCCACCACTATTATACGCAGCACTTCCTGCACCTGCTATAGTTGTCCAACTAGATATATCAGAAGTAAATTCACCATTAGTAACTAATTCTTTAGGAACTAATCGAAATGTTTCCCAATCAACTTTTCTGTAAGCCTTATCTGCACTTTGTGGAGATGCTGAACTAGGCAAACTATAAGTTCGTTGTCCTGCATTTGTATCTTGAGTAGTTGATAAGTATAAATCAGGAATTTCTGAAATACTATTGTATAGCTCATGCATGGCTTTTAAAACAAACTTTTTAACGGATGTTTGAATACCCCTGCTACTGGAAAATGTTGTAGAAGTTAATTCTTTTTCATTTAATTCGTTAAGAACGTTATTTACTAAAACTAGATAAGTTGTCGCCATGTCTCCCTTATTTTATTATACACCATATTAGCCTTTTGTCAAGGTTTTTCTTGTTTTGTTCTTTTTTATTTTAGAACCTTTATTGTACTTACCTGCCCATTTTTTGGCTATTTTAGGTTCTTTAGCCCATAAAAATTTTTCTTGTTTTTTAGATTTAAATGGCACTACGCCCCACACGATTCACAGTAGTCATCCTCGTCATAATTTGTTATAAACTCTTGTTTTTCTTTTTTACAATCGCAATCCTTGCATTCGCAGGACGTGCAAGAGCCACTATCACTACAATGACACCCATGTTCACATTTTTTACAAGTCCCCATTTTCTTTGTCTTTAAATCCATTATGAAGCGGTTAATCCAACGTCAGGTTGTGAATCAACACCACCTGCAATTAAATTCCATAAACTTCCATCAGATATAAATAATCCCATAAAATTAGCTTCCATTGTATCGTGGTCTGCGGCTATTCCTCTTACCAAAGCAGTGCCTTCCGTATTATGAAATGTTAATGCTTCTCCACCAGTATTATTAACAGCTAATACTTGTCCTGCTGTTCCTGTTCCTGCAAATCTAATTCCAGTTCTAGCACCACCATTTGCGTCTATATTTGCAAATCCGTCTGTTACTGGGATAGACCCATTAGCGGCAAGATTTGTTACTGATGGTTTTGTAAATATTACTGTACCTCCTACTTCTAAACCACTTGTTAAATCTAATTCAGCAGATTGGATTGTTCCACCTGCTCCTATTGAACTCATCATTCCTGTCAACATCTTATATCTCCACTATTCTTACCGCCCCAGTAGTTGTACTGGTTGAGTTGTGATTAAAATATATACTGCCCGGGCCAAGTGATAAAGGTACAGTTAAAAATATTAAAGTATCCTTGTCAAGTACTAAATCATTTGACGCATTAACATCAGTAGTAGTAATCGAAAAATTAAAATATAATTTTACAGCCGAATACACACCAATCATAGAAGTTCCATTTGTTACCTGTTTATGAATGGTATTAGTGACATCCGCA